AATCGAAGGAGCTAATCCGTGTATTTTTGTCATTAATGCAACACAGAAATTAAATAGTGATATTGCTATGGATTTTAGACGTGTATTAAACGAACAGCAAATTGATTTACTTGTAAGTTTTGAAACTGCAAGTGAAGAAGTTTTACCAAATTATAAAGATTACATTAATTCACCAGATGCAGATATTCAAAATTTCTTTGAATCACCATTTTTGGAAACACAAGCATTCATAAGTGAAACAACAAGTTTAATGTATGAGAAAAAAGAGCAAACTGGAATTGTTATTATTAAAGAACAAGGTAATAATCGTAAGGATAGATATACTTCTATTTCTTATGGTTCATGGTTTGCATCCGCTCTTGAAAAAGATTTAGTTTCCGTAAATGATGATTATGAATTTACTGTATTTATAAATTAGAAAGGAGGATGATTATGTCAGAAAAAACTTCTGCTCCCACTACTCCTAAAAAGAGAGGGCGTCCTCCTAAAAATCCGGTAGTGGAAGTAAATAATGTTGCAGAGAATACAACAAATGAGTTTTGTTCTTTAAACAGTTCACAAGCTTTATCAAATTATTATTTTGGCTTAGATATATTCGATATATATTCGCCGGAACAATTAGCTGAATTAGTAAAAGACCCAATCAATTGTAATGATATATTAAGGAAATTATCTCTTACACTATACGGAACAAATGGAACATATACAAATACAGTTGACTACATGGCAGCTATGCCAACACTTGATAAAGTTATTGTTCCACATGGTAAAAATGCAAGTAAAAAGAAAAAGAATAAAAATCTTATGGAATCCGTATTGCATTTAATAAAAGATAAGGAAATTGTGCGTGATGCTCTCTTTAGAGGTATGGTAGAGGGTATTGCGTTTTATTATTTTGAAACAACTTCAAGACCTTTATCTAATAAGAAAACTATGACAGACTATGATGTTAATACAATTGTAGAAATTAATGAACTAGGCATCAATGCAAGTGTAATATCTCTGCCAGTTGATTATACAAGAATAGTTGGAATGAAAAATTCATCATATGTTATAGCGTTTAATTTAGATTATTTTACAGATGCAAATGGTGAAGATGTTGAAAAAAAATTACGTAAATATCCTAAAGAAATTAGAGACGCATACCATAATAAAGATAATTCAAATGGAAATTGGGTTGTGCTAGATAATACAAAAACAATTGTACATAAAGTGAGAAGTAAACGTGATGAAAAATGGGGACGCCCATTGGTTCTTGCTGCAATAAATGATATTTTATATGGAGATTATTTTACATCAACTAAAAGAAATATATTAGATGAAATTAATAATCGAATTGTTTATCAGACTTTTCCTGAAGGAAAAGATAAGGGTACTTCTGCTTTAACAAAAGCACAGCAACAAAATCAACACAATGCCGTTAAAGGTGCAGTAATGAACAAAAACAATAGAGGCGGAATTTCATTTTTCTCTGTTGCCGCCGGTACAAAAATAAGTTCAATTGATGCAAGTAATACAGATATATTTGATGATAAATACGAATCAAATCTTAATGATAAAATTGCACTAGGTTTAGGCGTTGCTGGTTCTTTGTTAAATGGTGTTGGTAGTGGAACATATGCTAGCCAAGAAAGCAACTTAGAGTTGATAAGTGCGCAAATTTGTCAATGGATAGAACAAATAGAAACAGAATTAAATAAATGTATTTCAGCTAATGTTATCAAAGATAACACAAATTGGGTGGAATGCAAATATTTGCCTATCACTCATGTTAATAAGACAAAAATGGTTAATTATGCAAAAGAATTATATTTACAAGGCTGTGGTAGTTTATCACTGTGGAGTGCTGCTTGTGGCATAGCTCCAGAAGTATTCTTTGCATTGTTAGACCAGGAAATAGCTGATGGCATTTATGACAAATACCAACCTCATCAAACATCATATACCTTATCAAGTGATGATGCTAAACCTGGCAGACCGGAAACGGACGAGCCAACTGAAAACACAATAAAATCAAAGGCTAATAATGGTAACGCATTACCAAGCCCAAGTGATAACAAATAAATTTATGGTAAATGGAGAGTTGTCTTTTGATAACTCTCTTTTTATATATACAAAGTCCACGAAAGGCGGTGAATAAGTATGAAAACGTTTGAAATTTCAAGTCGAAAGACTAAAAACGGCAGAAGGAAATTCAAGGCTATTTTGTACGAAATTTTTCCGGATTCGTGCATTGACGAAGTAAACGAAGTGGGAACTGAATTCAATGAGAACGGAATCACATGGATTCAAGAATACTGTGAAAAAGCACTGCCTAGTATCAAAGGCATGAGTTTAAGATGTGAATTTCTTGACGAAGAAAGAACTGAATTATGCGGACATGGGGAAACCGAAATTATAGATGGTTTGCCTATATTTGAAAACGCTGTTGTTATTGGAACTTTTTCTAAAGGATATATTCAAGATATTGAAACTGAAAAAGGTACAAAAAAAGTCTGCATAGGTGAAGGTGAAATTGATGCCCTTTGTTACAACAACTTTGTTAAAAAGTTAGAAGAAGATTTAGCCAACGGTGATGCTCCTAATGGAAGTGTTGAAATATTAAAAACAGATGATAATGATGGCATCATATACAAATATGGCTATAAAGATAAAGGCAGAATTCCAACAGTTTTTGAACATTCTGGTTACGCTCTTTTGGGTATAAGACCCGCAGACCAAACCGCAAAAATTTTGGAACTAAATAGTAAGGAGGAACTACACGAAATGACAGATATGGAAGTAAAATCTATTGTTACACAGGCTGTAAGTGAAATGTCTACTCATACAGTGGAAATTAATAAATGCAAAGAAGAATGCGAAACAAAAATCGCAGAAGCTAATGCAAAGGTTTCGGAAGCTAATGAGTTGGTAGCAACTGTTACAGCCGAAAAAGACGAAGCTATTGCTAATTCAGCAAAAATTCAGGAAGCTCTTGATGCAGCACAGAAAGAACTTTCAGAAACATATGCAAAATTAGATGGCTTATATGCTGAACTTGAAGAACTTAGAGAGGAACTTGGCAAGGCTAAAGCTGCTGAAAGAGTAAATGAACTTAACTCTGCCATTGCATCTTTCTCTGATGAAGAAAAGGCTTATGCACAAGCTGAAATTGATGCTTTTAATGCTGAACCTATTACATCTGAAATCAATTCTGTTGTAAATAAGATTTGGGAAGGTATTGGTAAGAAAGCAAAAGAAGCAGAAACACAAGTAATTGCTGAACAGAATTCGGCAAAATCTAATATTGAAGATATTTTCAGTGAAGTAGGTACTGCCGTTCCTGCAACAGAAGATACAAATATTTTTTAATTTTAAAAGGAGGATATTTTAAATGATTAAAGTTGAAACACTTGGAATGTTGGATGTCGCAAAGATTAATCCGGTTTTAAAATCAGACAAAGACGTTGCTAACTATAGTTTCATCACAGACGAAGGCGATGTTTACTTAGTTTCTAATACTATTGTTGGCGATGACTCTTATAGAGAAAATATTACAATTCCTGCTGGAGAATACCTTAATGGTTATCTTGTAAAAGCATGGGAAGGTCAGAAGTTAGTTGTTGACGGTAAACACGTTACAGGCGGAGTTGCTGCACTCAACAAAGATGACGTTTTAGTTGTTGCAGAAGATGGAACTTTAAAAGCTGGAGAAGCTGCTGGTGTACATTTCGTTGTTACTGATAAAGTTACTCTTACAGAAGCAGCAATTAAGGTTAAAGTCGTTGTAGCGTAATTTTAAGGAAAGGAAGGCTAAACTATAATGAATACTACATATGAATTAAATAACTTGCGTAAAGATGCTGATGTTTTCAGTGGCAAGTTCTCGAAGCAGTCTCCTGTTGTTGAAATTTTCTCTGCTATGGTAAATGGTGAAGAACTTTCAAAATTCGGAGCAAAGGCTGATAAAGCAGTAAATTATATTAAAGACTTAGGTGTTCGTGCAGAAAATGGCGATTTCAATGCTGTAGCAGAACTTAACACATTGAGACGTTTCGTAATCGAAACACCTGTTATGCAGGAAATGAAATTACTTGGTATTTTCGGTACATATACTCCTGTAGGTTATGATGAAACAATTGAACGTGAAATTTACACACACAGCGGTGAACGTTCACGTGAACAGGCTGCAAACGGTGACGTTGTATTCCCTGTTATCACTAAAGAAACTTATCCGGTTTCTACATTCACTGTATCTGGTGGTTATGCTGTAGATTATCGTAGAGTTGCACTTGGTGATATGTCTAAGGAAAACGAGGGAATGAATCAGGTTAAAACTGATATTCGTAACCGTGCTTTACTTGCAGTTGTTAATCGTGTTTATAAGGCAATCGAAGCTGCAACAGGTGTTAAGTACATGGTTGAAGAAGCTGGTTTAACAAAGACAGCTATGGATAACGCTCTTACACAGATTAGACGTTTTGGTAAACCTACAGTTGTTGCTGATTATGCTTTAATTTCACAGTTCACACCTTGGGCTGGTTATGTTGGTTCAATCAACACTAATACAATTACAGGTATTTCAGAAAAGGCTATGAATGAAATTGCACAGAATGGTTCTCTTTCTATGTACAATGGTGCTATTCTTTCAGAAATGCCAAATCCATATGATTTATATAATTTGACAGAAGATGGTTCAAACTTTAAGACATTGCTTCCTGCTGGTCTTGGTTTCATCATCCCTGCCGGCGCACAGTCTCCTATTGCTACATATTCACGTGGTGGTTTAACATCATTCACTGGAAACAACGTTAAGAATGGTAAGATTGAAACACGTTTCGACCTTGAAATCGGCGTTGACGTTGCTAAAGGACAGGAATACAAGATTGGTACAATTTATGATACCAATGTTGGTGGATTAAGCGAATAATTTTTGTTATATTGAAATGTAGGGTGTAGAGTTATCTATACCCTACTTTTTTAATATTAGGTGATTTAAAATGGAAAACAAAGATAATTTTTATTGTTATTCATTAAAATTATTCCACTATATTTCAGCCTTTGGCGAAAAGTGTTATGCTTCAAAAATAAACACTTTAAGTAGCAAGAGATATTGGGTTTTTAAGAAATCCGCAAGGTTAGATAAAATAATTGAATCGTATAACAAAGTAAAACACGATTTTAGTTGAAATCATTAAAAATAGTTGAAATGAGGTATTGAAAAAATGGCAGAAACAAAAGTACAAAAGTCTGCAAAAAAGTCAGAAGATTATACAACACCTGAAATTCATGAAGAATTAAATCTTGATGCAAAAGTAACTGTAAAAAGTATTGCCGGATGGAATACTGGTTTTGCAAGAAAGGTTGAAGGTATCGGTGACGTAAATATTGCTCCAAATGGAAGTGTTAGATTATCAAGAAATGAGATAATTGGACAAGTTCAAAGTGGCAACAAGTTATTTACTGGTGTTGATGGTGTTGGTAGCCACGCTACATTATATATAGACGATAAGGCTACAAGAATAGAAGTAGAATTTGAAAACGAAAATACTACACAAAATGTATTTTCCGATTCTAAGGTTAGCGAATTATTTGAAATTAAATCATTAGAAGCATTTAAAAAGCGTTTTACAGAAGATATTTATACAAGAGCTGAAAAGTTTGCTGTAATTGAAGCAATTAAAAGATTAAAGCTAAATGATTATTCAAAAATTCGTTTTATTGAAGAATACACTGGATATAAAGTTCAGTAATTAAGGCGGTGTTTTTATGGGTAATACAGTAGCGCAAGATGTGTTTAAAAGTTTTGAAGCTTCTTTTCAAGATAAAAGTATTATCCCAGAAGAACTCGAATTAGAATGGTTATTAAAAGCAATTGGAAGATATTCCGTTGAACTAGACCCACTTAATTTTGATACAGATACACTTTCTTTTGACAAAAAACTTGATAGATATGTTATTGATACACTAGGTGCATTTATGAAACAATCATATCAAGAACGAGAGGTTTCAAAAGTAAATAAACGTGTATCTATTGTTGGAAAAGATATTAGTATAGACGGAAATAATGGCTCTAAAACTGCCGCAAGAGAAGAATTGAATTATGATAGCGAAAAATCTTCGGAAATGATTTCAAATCAATTGCCTACCGCTTATGTATAAGGATAGGTGATTAATGTGGCACAAGAATGGTATTTATTGAAAAGCCCCCACAGTCAATTAAGTGGTTATGAAAATGATGCATTAGACGATTTTGCAGAAGAAGGATTTGCAGAAGCATTGGAAAGCAGCATTGCTGTAGATGTAGAATTATGTAATTATGATTTATCAGTATGTACTCCAATGAAAGCAATCATCCAGAATAGAGTTCAAGATACTAAATTAAAGGCATTACAAAGGCACTTATTTGTGCCAATTGGAACTTGTAAAGCTGGAATGTATATTAAGTACAAAAACAGATATTGGCTTATTATAGGTCTTGTAGATGATAATGGTATGTATGAGAAAGCTGTTATGACATTATGCAATTATTATTTGACATGGTTAAATGATAATGGTGATATTGTTCAAAGATGGGTAAATATCACTTCTGCTTCACAGTATAACAATGGTGAGGCTGGCAGCCGAAATTATACATTACGAAGTGACCAATTACTTATTTTATCTCCGGATGATGATGAATGCACATTACTTGATACCGGTAAAAGATTTGTAATTGATAAACGTTGTAAAATATACGAAAGAGGTTTTGATGAAAGTATTTTAAAAGAAACAGATAAACCTTTAATTATTTATTCATTTACAAGAACAGATAATATTCTATTTGACTATCAAGATAGTGGACATTCAGAATTTATGGTTACACAAGACGAAAAAAGAAAATCTGATGGTTATTATGTAATTGACGGAAAAGGTTATTGGCTTTGCGATTTACCCGCTCCGGAAATAGATAAAACAACATTTTTATCATGTTCTATTGATTGTGAGTCAAATGAAATATATGACGGTCTTGAAGCCGGAATATTTACAGCTAAATTTTATGATTCTGAAGGAAATGAAGTAACTGCAACTCCAGAATGGCAAATATCTTGTGATTTTCTTGACGATATAAACATTGATTATGTTGAGAATTCAATTTTGATTTCTGTTGATAACGAAAAATTAGTCAATAAATCATTTGAACTATTTTTAAGTAGTGAGGGTTATGAGTCTACTTCTATTACAATTGCGATTAAAGCATTCTTATAAGGGGGGTAAATGAATAAT